AAACGGAGAGCTGGTCTATATCTACTATCGTGATACTGACGAAAGTGGTCTAAATCCCAAAGGTGGCTATGTCACACTCCGTAAAGATGAAGTTCTACACATACCCGGCTTAGGTTTTGATGGACTCATTGGCTATAGCCCAATCGCTATGGCGAAAAATGCAATCGGTATGTCCCTTGCCACTGAGGAGTACGGTGCGGCATTCTTTGCCAATGGTGCTAATCCTGGAGGTGTGCTGGAACACCCAGGAGTAATCAAAGATATACAGAGGGTCAAGGATAGTTGGAATAGCGCCTACCAAGGCACAGGCAACGCTCATAAAATCGCTGTGTTGGAAGAAGGCATGAAGTTTCAAGCCATTGGTATCCCGCCGGAACAGGCGCAATTTCTTGAAACACGGAAATTCCAAATTAATGAGATTGCGAGGATTTTCCGAGTACCACCCCATATGGTGGGTGATCTTGAGAAGTCTAGTTTCTCCAATATTGAGCAGCAGTCCTTGGAGTTTGTAAAATACACTCTCGATCCGTGGGTGGTGAGATGGGAGCAAAGTCTCCAGCAATCGCTTATTTTGCCTTCTGAGAAAACTTCACTGTTTATCAAGTTCAATTTGGATGGTCTGCTTCGTGGTGATTACCAAAGTCGTATGAATGGCTACGCTACAGGTCGACAAAATGGCTGGATGTCAGCCAACGATATCCGTGAACTGGAGGATATGAACCGCATACCAGCTGAGGAAGGTGGCGATTTATATCTGGTTAACGGAAATATGACAAAACTGGCTGACGCAGGTGCGTTTGCCAAAACCGAAGGAGGTCAGTAAATGAGGAAGTTCTGGAACTGGGTGCGAGATTCTGATGAAGAACGTACCCTCTATTTAAATGGAGTGATTTCCGAAGAAACGTGGTGGGGCGATGAGGTCACACCTAAGATGTTCAAAGATGATCTGCTGTCAGGCACCGGTGATATTACGGTGTGGATTAATTCCCCTGGCGGTGATGTGTTCGCAGCAGCCCAGATTTATAACATGCTGATGGAGTATACCGGAAAAGTCAATGTAAAGATTGATGGGCTTGCGGCAAGTGCGGCATCCGTTATTGCAATGGCAGGTGGAGATGTATATATGTCCCCGGTTTCCATGCTGATGATTCATAACCCATCAACGATTGCTATCGGTGACAGTGAGGAAATGCTACGAGCAAAAGCACTATTAGATGAGGTTAAGGAAAGTATTATTAATGCCTATGAGCTAAAAACGGGTCTTTCCCGAACAAAACTCTCCCATCTGATGGATGCAGAATCATGGATGAATGCAAATAAAGCCATTGAACTTGGTTTTGCAGACAAGATCATGTTCATGGAAAGTGAAACACCAGATTTGACGGATAGTCTTATCTTTAGCAGGATGGCGGTTACTAACTCGCTTATCAGCAAACTGCCAAAACAACCAAAACAGAAAACAGGTACACCCATTGAGTCGCTGGATAAGCGGCTTTCTTTAATTTCGCACTAATTTAAAGGAGGAAATAACAATGAGTAAAATTCTTGAATTGCGCGAGAAACGCGCTAAAGCTTGGGACGCAGCAAAGGCATTCCTTGATTCAAAACGTGGCGGTGATGGACTGTTATCCGCTGAGGACACGACAACCTATGAAAAAATGGAAGCCGATGTGGTGGCTCTTGGTAAGGAAATTGAGCGTTTAGAACGTCAAGCATCTATCGACTTGGAACTGTCGAAAGCAACCAGTAACCCAATTACGAACGAACCTACTAGAACTGGAGAGGAAAAGACCGGTCGTGCAAGTGCTGAATACAAAAAAGCTTTCTGGAATGCGATGCGTGATAATGTCAGCTATGAAGTAAGGAACGCTTTAAAGATTGGCACTGATTCCGAAGGCGGATTCCTCGTGCCAGATGAGTTTGAGCGTACGCTTGTAGAAGCCCTAGAGGAAGAAAATATCTTCCGTAGGTTGGCGAATGTAATCACTACATCTTCCGGTGACCGCAAGATTCCCGTTGTTGCAAGCAAAGGCACTGCAAGCTGGATAGATGAAGAAGGAGCCATCCCAGAAAGTGATGACAGCTTCGGTCAAGTATCCATCGGTGCTTATAAACTGGCGACGATGATCAAAGTCTCTGAGGAATTGTTAAATGATTCCGTATTTAATCTCGAAAGCTACATCACAAGAGAATTCGCCCGTCGCATTGGTAACAAGGAAGAGGAAGCCTTCTTTGTAGGTGATGGCACAGGTAAGCCAACAGGGATTTTAAATGCTACTGGCGGCGGTCAAGTGGGTGTTACTGCGGCAAGTGCCACTGCCATCACTTTGGATGAGGTTTTAGATTTATTCTACAGCTTAAAAGCACCGTATCGTAATAAGGCAGTATTCGTAATGAACGATGCCACTATAAAGGCTATTCGTAAATTGAAAGACGGTAATGGGCAATACCTATGGCAACCTTCCATCCAAGCGGGAACACCTGATACGATTCTTAACCGCCCGCTGTATACCTCATCATATGTACCTACTGCAAAAGCAGGTGCAAAGACTGTGGTATTCGGTGATTTTAGTTATTACTGGGTGGCAGATCGTCAAGGACGAGTATTCAAACGACTAAATGAACTCTATGCTGTTACGGGACAGGTGGGCTTTATTGCTACTCAGCGTGTTGATGGAAAGCTTATCTTACCGGAGGCTGTTAAGGTACTTCAACAGAAAGCGTAACGGAGGTGCATTATGAGTTATAATACGAAGAATTATACCGAACAAGGCGGAGAAAAAACTGTTATCGGTGGCGTTTTAGAAATTAAAGAGGGAGCCTCGGTTACGGGGCTTCCTATTGCAGAAAACCAGGCAGACAGCATAGCCACCGATGTTGCTGGTTTAGTTACTGACTTCAATGCTCTGCTTGCCAAACTAAAAGCAGCGGGGCTTATGGAGGCTGACTAAGGTGGAACGTAAAGGAGGTTGGTGGTATGGCAGTGGCAGATAATCTTTTGCCTAAAGTTAAAGCGAACTTAATTTTAACGCATGATCAAGATGATGCCCTCCTTATCGGATTTATCACTGCTGCAGTCTCATATGCACAGAGCTATCAACACGTTTCAGAAGACTATTATGAAACCCATGCCATGCCTCCAACAACAGAACAAGCAGTGATAATGTTGTCGAGTCATTTCTATGAAAGTAGGGACGGCTCGACGGCAGGTTTCTTTGCTGATAGCGTACAGGCGGGACAACAAGTATGGAACACGGTGAACTTACTATTGCGACTTGACCGAGAGTGGGGTGTTTAGCATGAGTTTTGGAAAGATGAACATCTTCATCGATATCATCAGCACGGTACCAATAAAGGATGAGGAAGGCTTCGCCACAAAAGGTGACAACATACTCGCTAGTGTACTTGCTTATAAGGAAGATAGGCATGGCAGTGAACGGTGGACGAATATGGCATCATTTTCATCTGCAACTTCCCTATTCAGGTTCAGGAAAATCTT